TCAGAATGTGGGGCGCGGGATCGGGATCGGCACATTCGCCAATTGGCCCTTTGCGGCTGCGCCCTTGGGCGCATTAACCGCGACCGTCTCGCTGCCCGGTATAAGACCGGCAAAGGAATATTCCGGCGGACGGGTCATTTCCTGCACATAGGGCGAATGGATTACCATGCGGCCGGCATCGTCGCGTCCCTCACTGCGGATTTTCGCCGCCTTCGGGTTGCATATTTCGGCGCTGATATCGTTGACCTCTGCGGTATCGCCATAAGGGGCAAGCGAGGCGAGCGAGACACCCTGACCGGAAGGAGACGTCAGGCCCATCTGCAGAAGATCGGCCGACTGGTCGGTTCGACCCGCGAGACTATCGGCACCCAGCACCACAGTGATGATCGAGCGGCCATTGCGCACGGCCGATGCCACCTGGTTGAACCCGGAAGCGCAGATAAAGCCGGTCTTCATGCCATCCGCGCCATCGAAGCGGCCAACCAGCATATTGAAATTGGCGTAATTCTTTTTGCCCGTGGTGACGCCCTCAAGCGAGAAATAATGCGCATATTCGGGAAATTCCCGCTTGATGATCAGCGCCAGCAGCGCGAGGTCGCGGGCCGTCGTGTACTGGCCCTTCCCCGGCAGACCGTTGGGGTTCACGTAGTGCGTGGAATTCATGCCGAGGCGCTGCGCCTGCGCATTCATCTGCGCCACGAAATTATCCGTGTTGCCGCCGATGGTCTCCGCAATCGCGACTGCAATATCGTTGGCGGACTTGATCAGCAGCAGCTTCAGCGCGCTGTCCATCGTCAGTTTCTGGCCGGGCTTGAAATACATCTTGGAGGCGGGCTGGTCGGCGGCCTTCTTGCTCATCACCACTTCGGTCTGCGGGCTGATCTTGCCAGCTTTCATCTGCGAAAAGGCGATATAGGCGGTCATCAGCTTGGTCAGCGAGGCCGGATACCATTTGCGGAAGGCTTCCTGGTGCGAGATCACCTTGCCGGTTTTGACATCGACCACCATTTTCGGATTGGCATTGGCCACCGGGGCCGCGGCGACGACACCTGCGGTGATGATGGCAATGGCTGCGGAAAGCCGGCGGGCGGCGTTTGGCGATTTGAAAGTCTGTGGCAAGGCTAGTCCTCGAATTCCCGTCTTCAGTCGGGGAATGGCAATATTCACCATATATGTCCTAGCAATGGCAAAACACACTACTTATTTTGCACAATTCCTAAACGCTTAGGCTTTATTCGTCGCTCAATCCCTTCGGGAACATAAGGCCCAGCGCAGCGAAAACTGCAAGTGTTAAGGTGATTGAATGCACGATTTCGACCAACGCCCGACGGCCTATTCATACATTCGTATGAGTTCGAAACGCCAAATCAAGGGCGACAGCCTAAGACGCCAACTTGAACTATCAAAAAAGTACGCGGAGGACCATAACCTTCGCCTCGATGAGAGTTCAATGGTCGCTGACAAAGGCGTGAGCGCATGGACCGGAGCAAACCTCACCGAAGGTGCATTCGGGCAATTCCTTGCGGCGTCGAAGGCCGGAAAGATCAAACCGGGAAGTTACCTACTCGTTGAAAGCCTCGACCGACTCAGCCGTCAACAGGTTCGCAATGCCCTGCTCCCGTTCATGGAACTCATCAACGCGGACATTACGATTGTCACCCTCGCTGACAAGCAGGTCTATTCCAAGGCCACGGTGGACGCCAATTTCACGCAGTTGATTATTTCGTTGACGATCATGGCGCGTGCCCATGAGGAAAGCCAAACAAAGAGTAAGCGCCTCAAGGCAGTTGCAAAGAACCGCCGAGAGAATGCTGCGAAGGGTATTGGCCGGTTTAGCCCGATGAGTGTTGGCTGGATCGACAGCGAACCAGTCGGACATAACCAGTGGGCATTCCATCTGAACGAACATGCGAATGCGGTTCGTCGCATCTTCGCTCTCGCTGATAGCGGCCTCGGACAAGTAACGATCACGAAGCGGCTCAACGATGAGAAAGTCCCAACCTTCCGTGGCAAAGGGCTTTGGTATGCAGCGAATGTGGGGCGTATCCTTAAAGACGAAACGGTAGTCGGGACCTATCAGCCGACGCATGTCGTCGAAGACGTTAGACAGCCATTCGGTCAGCCGATCAAGGAATACTATCCGGCAGTGGTAAGCGAAGAACTATTCTGGCGGGTGCAACGAGGCATCAAGGCTGGATTTGCCAAAGGTCGTCATAAGGGCAATCGAATCGCCAATCTGTTTTCCGGCCTCATCACCTGTGCCCATTGCGGAAGCACACTCCGACTTCGAACAGGAGCCCCTCACAAGTACCTTTACTGCGATTATCTATACCGTGGCGGCGAGTGCAACAGCGGCGGCGGATTGTTTCGCTACGATAGGCTTGAGGACATTGTTTTCAGCCGAGTGTCAGAACTCGACCCGGATCAAGAAGCAGGTGGTAAAGCCGACGCTCAGACCCGCGAAACACTCCTGCAAGCCATTAAAACGAACGAAGATCATATCCAGCAGCAGGAACGCATCTACAAAAACTACATGGCTTCTCTCGCGTTGGCCGATGATGACGACATGCGCCGTGAGATCACCTCTCAAATGAAAGACGCCCGGACAAAAACAGAGCAGTACAAGGCTCTCGTATCGGAGCAGAAACAAGACCTCGCCAACATCGACACGAAACGCAAAGAGATAGCGTCGATTGCAGAGCGCATGAACTTGGAGCGTCTGGGATGGGCGACAGGAACAGCCGAAGAGGTCTTTGATAGCCGCTCAAGAGTGGCGAAGATGATCAAGCGTTTCATCACGACGATGACTATCAACTTCGATGAGAAGGTTCTGATGGTCGCGCTTGCTGGAGGTCTTCGCGCGTATAAGTTCAACTACGATGGCGACATTATTGACCGCTACGACATGTCGGGACTGCTTGATAAGCCCATTATCCCGGTCATGTACGATGACGGCACCGGCCCCATACTCGTAACTGGCGGTGCTTTGAAAGCCGAGCATTTCACAACGGACATTTCGAGCAATGATTTCGATCTGAAAGAGGACCGTTTGAAAATCATTCGCTCAATGACAAAAGCAACATGACCGCGCAGCTTTCCATGGTAAAGAAAACCGTTGATTGAAGACTTACCCCCGCAATTGACGTGCCCCAACGAATGCGGTCTTCAATCAACACCTCAAAAGCCGTTCCGTTGGCAAGGATACATTGCGCTCACTTGTATCATCAAGACGCCAGCCAGATCGCGTCGAATTGGGCTGGCTTTTTGCCCAGCGCAGCTGCGAGCCAAACCGTGAACTCATCGTCACGGCGAAACCAGTCCGTATATTCCCAATATGTCTCCAGTCGTGCATTCAGAGTTGGATCATCGACACCATCAATCAGAGACTGAACCGACTTCGGATAGATGCTGTTTGCGGTCAGCGTATTGCGAAACTCCAAAGGGGTTTTCGCAGCGAATTGAATCGACCGTGCCTCTGCCGTTTGTAGCGCAGTGATTTCGACCGCGTATCTCGCAGCGTATGCTGCTAGTTGCTCGGGTGTGGGTTCCTTCAAACCTGCTTCCCATTTGACAATTACAGCAGGCGAAATCCGCTCTGGCGAATTTTCTTTGACTTGATGCGCCACCCAATAATCAACTCCATGCACGAGTGCAGGGAACTCATTGTTCAAAATCAAAATGACTTCCGATGATCGAAGGTCATGAGGGTAGTCCGTAAAATCAATAACCATTGTAGTACCTTAGTTGTTTCGCAGCCATACAGCGCGCATATTGATGACGTTGGTTCCTCTGGCGCTACGTAAGCCAACAAGCACCCACGGGTTGGGCGCGTCGGTAGTGCGTTCGTTATAATTCGGGTCAACCGAGCCAAATTCCCAAATGCCGGAATTATGCTGGACCTGTGCGCCACGGTCGGAAAACCGCTCGTTTATCCAGCCAAATGCACTAGTCCAAAGGAAGCCGTCGTTTCGAAATCTGAAACGATGGACGCCGTTATGTAATATATCGAATGAAACGTTGTCTGGGTGTGCGACTACTCGCCAGTTGTAGTCACCGCCATAAGCATTCGGACTGAAATCGATGAGTGCTGCGGCATTCGCCTGTGCACGTAACTCCAAGTTTGCAGCATTGCTTCCGACACTTTGCAACGTCAACGACGATCCAGCCGAAATGCTGCCGTCCGTGTACAGTTTGACTGCGTTGGCCGCTGTTCCCACCTGCAATGTTCCGGTGATTGTATCGCCTGATTTATTGGCTTTGGCGTCGATTGCGGCCTGTAGACCTGAAACAGTGGAAATGGGCTGGGTTCCAGTTCCGTTGGCACGCTCTAGGTAAAATGTGCCTTCCTGGCCGTCGAGTTTATCAGCGTCCAACCCCTTGCCAGTACCGAAGTCGGCAACAGTAAGCACCCGCTGACCATCTTGGGACAACCTGCCAGTAAACGCGCCATTCTCGAATGATGCCGTGCCTTTGAAGACGGGATTATTGATCGACAGACCACGAAGACGATACGCCGTGTCCTTGTACTCTACGGTGTAAGAGCAACCTGCCTTGATAGCACCAGCGACAAGCGCAACACCGTTGCTGTCCAAGAGGTTCTTCGCCGTCAAGTTGTTGATCTTGATCGTCGCTGCACCAGTATTGTCGGCGTGTGCAAAGAACGAAAACCATTCGCCATTCACGTTATCCGTTGGCGCAACATCGTAAGCAAGTACGTATGCGTTCGCCGCACCTGTAGACATGACGATGGTGTTCATGCGTTTCCACGAACGCTTGTAGGCTGCGCGTTCTTCACGCATTAGCCCGTAAAGTGCGCTTGGGTTCGTACCGTTAGGCAAGCCGTCCGGTGTGGGTGAGGTATTGAGATTGGCTTGTTCGTTCCATCTGTTATCTGACAAATCTGCCATGTGACCACCATTCTTCTCATTGTTATTGGGTCACTCGCTTAGGCGAGTTTTAAAGTTCGTTTTCGTATCCGGCGTCTCGTAGGTAATCGCGAATTGCTTCCTGTGTTGGCGCACCCGACGCACCGGCAATCGTCACCAGACGTTGAATGTGTCCGTTGATGCCGCCCTTAAACATTGATGCTCTTGGAAGGTCTGCGACCCACGCGGCTGTTTCAGGATTGGAAATCAATCTGCGCGAATAGGTATTGCCGATCTTTCCAGCGCCCCAGCCGATACCGGTTCCGAGTGCACCACCTACAGCACCACCGACAGGACCAGCGGCAACAGTACCCAAAGCAGTACCAGCAGCACCGGCCACGCTCTTTTTGTTGACGGCCGTTTTGAACAATTCATATGCGATTTGTCCGGGCGTTCCTGCTGCTGCTTTCGGCTTCTGGATCGTATTGTCGATGCGAATGATGCGCTCGTATGTTTCGCGTGCCTGTTTGCCACCAGCACCGGATAGCAACACATCCTTAGCTTCGCTCGATGTCTGGTTCCAACCGGATTTGAATTTGTTCATATCGAAGGTCTCGACATCATCGACGGTCTTGGTGCCAAGCCTACGGAAGAACGTATCACGCGTTTCATTCCACGCGGCTTCACCACCATTGTCGACGATAGTTTTGCGGACGGCCTCAAGAAGTGACCCGCCATCTTTCGATTTGCCGGTTGCGAGGTTGAACACCTCCTCACCGGTTTCTTTCTTGATGATGGGGTTCAACACCTTGTCAGTACCGTTCGGACCGAACTGCGACTTGTATGCTGCATCTGCGTTTCGCCACTTCGCAAGAACGTCATCACCTGCGGCCTGCGCTGTTGCGGCCATGTCCTTGTCTAGTGCTTCATAGGCGCGCTTGAACAATGTTGCCTCAACCGGATTTGTGTCGCGGGAGAATGCCATCTTGCCTAAGTCGGATCGCACTTTCTGCGCAGCCGAGAATGTCATGCCGTCCTTCGCTGTGTTCTGGATCGACTTGATGGTCTTCAACGCGCTGTCGTAGTTCTTGCCGTTGTGCAGTTTGTCGAAATCATTGAGGCCGAGACGTTCTTTATTGATGGAACGGACAACATCATCGACATTGGTTCTCGTGACGGGCAGCGAACCTGCAACATTATCGAGATCGCTGTACTGCTGATTGATACGGCCAGTGATGGCGTTCTTAGCATCACGAGCAGCCGATTGCAGCGAACCACCAGCGGCTTGTTTCGAAGTCGCGGTGCCGGTTGCATCCATGAACTGACGTTCAAGACCAGCACCAATGTCATCATGCATACGGGTAATCTTGGGATCAGCCGCTTCAAGAAAACGTTTCTCTGCTGCTAATGCCTTCGGGTTTTGTGTGAGCATCGCACTCGTGGGCTTCATGCCAAACGCATTGAAATCGTCCACGCGCTGCGCTGCCTTCTCTGCTCCACCTACCGCACCACGAAGCAAGCGAGAGTTCCCAACGCTGACCGGGTTGCCACCGATTGGGTTGCCACGAGCCGGAGTGGCGAACGACGAGAATTCGAAAGCACGGCTAATCCCCTCTTCGCTCATCGGATCAACCTTACCCTCCATGACTTCACCCGGAAGCATGAAGGCACGTTTCGCTGCACCTAGCAGACCCGCGTTACTGTCGAAGGAAACACGACCATTCGCGTTTTTGCTGAACGGCAAAATCGAACTGGTGAAGACGATCTTTTCGCCATCATCTACGGCCTGTGTTGGCACTGTTGTTTCGGATTTAACCGGAGAGTTATCGGGAGCGGAGTTCTCACGGATATAACGAAGAACCTCGTCGTCATCGGAGGCAACCGGAACAGCATTCTCACGAATGTACTTTAGAACTTCATCTTCATCGACTGGCTTCTTGTTATCTGCCACTTACACTCTCCCACGGCTACCGAAGCCGCCACGCAACATTGCAAGTTGCAGTTCCCACGGTTCCATTTCTTTGTTTGGTGTTCTTGCTGCACTGAGTAGGCCAGCACGCCGGCTTTGCATCTGCTTGACCTCGACAGGTCGATAGCCAAGCAAGCCGCCCTGCGGCGCCAAATCGTTCTGTGACTTCTGCTGCTCGGCCATCTGCTTTGACAGATCTTTTCCGGCAGCAAGCAGTTTCTCGGTTTTCATCCCGCCAATTTCTTCCGGCAGAGAAAGATCAAGACCGAAAATGCCCCTCTTTTCCTCGCTCGCTGGCTGCGCTTCGGCTGACATTTGCGCTGGTTCACTAACTGCTGCAACTTGCTGTCCTGATGCTTCTGGAAGTCTCGCAGACGTACCCTGGGCCTGTGCAAGCGCTGTAGGGTCAGCGCCGACAAGCAACCCTGCCCACTTAACGCGATTGTCCCAGCCGTGACCGGCGGTCGGATTATCCGCAGACCAACCCGCAGGACGTTCAAATGAAATCATCGCTTTCGTAGCGCCAACATAGTCATCACCAGCCGCAGCCAGTTGTTTCCATGCTCGTGCTTCGGAGCCTCCACCATTGCCACCTTTGCCACGCAACTCGTGCATGACAAAATCCAACTGCGTATCCAACTGACCGGCACTATCGCCACCAAACGCACGCAGGTTACGCGCACGCTGGCCGTTCCATTGTCCGATACCAATACTGTCGGAGCCGTCGCGACCATCACCGGCATTTCTAGCGCCGGTATTCATGGTGCTTTCCTGCATGAGATTGCCGACGATACCTGCGGCTTGCGCTTCGGTTAGTCCGTGTTTCTCCTGCAGATATCTGAGCGCGTAATAGGCGTTATCATTTAATGCCAATGTGATCCTCGTCCCTTTACGGGCTTCTTATTTTTTTGTGTGTGTCTGCCCTTTGTAGGTAAACTTGCTACCGCTCGGCAGTTTCTCAATATCGCTAATCGTATTTACCGAGATTGGTGAATCCAATGCGCCCTTTGACTTGATGAAGTCCTCTTCTCGCTTGTAGAGGTCAGGACGCTTGCCGTTTCCGTGAACGACATCGATGTACGTATTGTTGAAACGAATGAGGTTGCGCTTGAATTGCTCTTCGGTCTGCGACTGTTCCAGCGCAGCATAGGAACTCTCAAGCAACGCCATTTCCTTTTCGGAAACACCACCAAGCGCGCCACCTGTTTGCGATGCATCACGCATTGCCTGCAAACGTTCGAACGCCGCGTTCGCCTTGATGGTCTTGAGGCTTTCACCGATATCGTGTGCCGAAGTTCCCGGCACACCAGATAGCAGCGATCCGCCCATGCCTGTCGTCGGCAGTGACGCGTCGCGATCCAGACGGAAAATATCATCAACTGCGCTTGTTACGGCATCCGAATATGTCGTCTTAATCTCAGTCGTCTTGTCGACTTTCTTCTGACGATCTGCGGCTTCCTGTGCGGCTGGCGAACCCGGAATAGGCTCCATGCGCGTCGTACCAGCAACCTTATCTTCGACCAACTGATAACCTGCCGGGATCGATCCGACCTTGTTGCCCTCAACCGTGACGTTGGTTGCCCCGGCCTTTTTGTCCTCAAGTTGCTGTTTACGGAACTCCGGGTTGTTCAAACCATATTCGTATTCCTTGACCGCTGTTGGCGTTTTGCCCGCGTCTTCTGCTGCACTGACACGCGTGGTCGAAGTCTCCAAGCCATCAACGGGCTGATACGCGCCTGTTTCGGAATTACGCTGGAAGCCTTTACCCGCCATCGTCTGCTGTAGTTTCTGGCCCTTATCGAGACTGTCACGAGCACCTGCCTCATCGCCCATTTCAGTCTGCAATGCAGCCAACTCAAACAATTGATCTGCGGCCAAACCTGCATCGCCATTCTTAGCAGCGGCACTGATGATATCGGAGGCACGTTTACGTAGACCATCGATACGCAATTCGCTTTGCATCTTGAACTTGGCACCGGCAATCGCGGCGTTGCCTTTCTCACGCTCCGACAAGCCATCGAGATAGCCATCATAACCGGCAGTACCAGCGGCAAGACCCTGCCCCATGACCTGCATGAGATTGGTCGGAGTATAAGAGGGTCCACCCGCCATCATCATCTGCGCACCGCCGAGCAAAAGGCTACGACGCAACGCAGCCCTGCCCTCGTCTGTGTCAGGCAAAATCTGACTAAGGAAACTGCGCTTCTTCGGCTCTTCCGCCGTTGGTTCGGCCTGCGAAAGAAGTGCGCGACGTGGAGGAGCATCACTTGTTGAGCCTGTAACTGTAGGGTCAACACGCATGGCCGCTTGAGCGGCCAATTGCTCCTCAAGCATTTTCTTGAGTTCTTCCGGTGATAGTTTCGAAAAGTCGATAACGGCCATTACGCTGCCTCCATAAATGCTTCTGGAAGAACCAGCAGAGTGCCGTTCGAAATCACTACGGCGTCAGGGTTACTCTCGGCAATTTCCTGCGCAATCGGACCAACGTAGACTGTTTCGTTTGGATCATCCTTATAGGTGAACTCGTAGATTTTTACCCCATTCGGCATAGTTCCGACGAACTTGCCCATATGCTTCAAGCGGATATCGCAGGCCAAGGGCAGCGCACCGAGAATGCTGGCAATACCACCCAACATCTGCCCTGCGGTGTTTGTGTAAACGGGCTTCGTCTGGTTGTTGAACCCGCCGGTAGTCAGCATGTTGATGAAATTGCCGATGTTGTTGATGTCTTTGTTCTCTTGGGCATCCCATTTCGTAATTGCGTTCTGCAACGCAACTTCCGAGAACGCGTCACGCTGTTGACCGACTGCTGCCAAGCGATCAGCATCAGCATAATCGAGTGCACGCAGATCACCGGCCATGCCCGCACCCGCCAGTTGCGTCTGTGCTTGAGCGTTCTGCGCTGCATTCAGATTGTTTGCTGCACCGATATGAGCCGCATTGTTATTCGCACTTGTCGTCGCATAGTCGTTCAACGCAGCACGAGTATTGGCAATACCGCTGTTATAGAGCGATCCAATCTGGTTCTGCGCGTTCTGCATCAACCCGCGTTCATTGGTGTAGTTTGCCAGCATCATATCGTTAGCGTTCTTCGACATCGCATTAGCGAGTGATGTCTCCGCATCATTGCGAATTGCCATCGTTGCACCCGAGCCAGTACGACCGGCTAGTGCTGCCTGACTATCCATCTGTGGCGAACGGATTTTGTTGAAATCCTCGACTAATCCCTGATTGGCATTTCGAATTGCATCGTTCAGATATGGGTTACTGTTCAGGAAGCCACCGTTTGCGGTCTGCTGTAGCATCGCTGTCGCTGGGTTAGTCGATCCAGCAAGTGCACCGGCAAACGCCTTCTGTGCACCTGTCGCATCGTTCTGCCAGTTCATGCCGTTAGCGAGTGTCTGGTTCGCTGCTGGATTAAATGACTGTCCAGTGGTGATGTTGTTGACGGCGTTCTGCGCGTTCGTCACCAATGGCGATCCTGCGCGTGCTGTCTGTTCGATCATGTTCTGAGCATCGAGTGTCGCTTGGCTCTGATCGATTTCGGTCTTGCCAGTGTAAACCTGCGGCTTGCCATCCTTGATGGCTTGATCCATCGCAGCATACTGGTCGAGCAAATAGCCTTTAGCGCCGTCCCACGGCTCTGTTTTTGTTGTTGTTTCCTTCGGCGTACTTGCCATAGCGCGATATCCTTATCTGAATTCCTTGTAAAAATTGACGGATTGAACTTTGAAGCCATGAGGGGCTAAGACACGCTTCCACTCTGGACGACCGACGCCGTAGAAACCTTTGCAGCCCTTGGACTTCGCATAGGCCTCCAAATGCGATTGACCCTCATCGAGAATTTCGTCCATCGCCTTTCCGTGCTCACCGGCAACCAAGTAGAGCAGGCAAACTTTCACGTTATCGACCGACGTAATTTCGGTGACGCAGGCGGCGTGATCTGACACCCACAGAACGAGGCGACGACTAACAAGATCATCGAGTAAGTTCTGTTCGTTGTCGTCGGCAATCTGGTATTTCATGGACTCTTTGAGCCATGCACGTACTCGCGGATATTCAGCAGCAAAGTCTTCTGACGTTATGATCCGCTTGATTGCCATTACACTCCAAAAACTACGTAGTCGTACTTACGATCCGCTGTCGCGCTCGTGTGAGTAACAACGAACTGCCCATCGCTAATTGAGGAAATCCATGTCGTAGCATCGCTGCTTTTCGCGGCTGCTGTGCGTGGTTCCAGAAACACTTTCGAAAGCGAATTGATCTTTGGATTGCGGACGACTGTTGTTGTCTGCGAAACAGCCAATGCGAAGCTTCCAGTGTTATCGAACTGGCGCACAAGCGCATCGACAACCTCTTTTACGTTTCTCGAATCATTCGGATTTCTGAGTGCTAGCATCGTTTATTTACCTAAATCCGGCTGGATGAGCGTCTAACTGATAGCCAATTGCCTGTGTCCAAGAGCCATCAAGACGGAAGTTAAAGCGATGGAAGCGGTTCTCATGACGGAAGTAGGACCAGCCTGTTTCGTCATTTGTTGTTCTCGCGTCTGAAACGACTGACGCAGAAGAGAGCGTGCCTCTGTGCTTGCCGATAACGCTAATGGTTCCGTTACCTTCGACCAGCGGGCGAACACCGAAGATCGTTGTGCGGTCTCCTACTACTCGGCGGTCGATACGCTGTAATTGCTGGATCAGAAGGCTCTCTTGCGTTTCGAGAGTCCCGCGAAGATTCTCGCCTCCGAATACATAGACATTCCCGGTGCTATCAGCGGACCACAACATCGCATTACCACCAGCCCAAACCGGACTGTCAAATGGGGCCGGAACGTTCTCAATTGAACCGAAGACATCAAGTGCTTCAATTGTCCAAGGCAACGACATGCTGTTGAAGATGAAGCCCGTCATGTTGTCGGCAGTAGTCCACTCACCGATACCATAGTTGAAGATGAGAAGTCTGTCGGGGTCATCCGTTGGAGACGACTTACTCTTATATGACCAGTAGATGAGTTTTTGACGGGGATCGGCAGCAACGGTCATCAAGTGGTTTGCGCTGGTGTCGATATCGTTGAGAAAGAAGTTGTCGATCTTACCTGAACCAATCGGAGCGATTTGATTGTCAACAAGAACCCAGAAACCATCGTCGGAAACGAAGTAAGTACGACCTTCAACGCTAATCACGCTATTCGGGATCGAGCAGCCTTTATCTAGGATTTGGTCGAACTGGAAAACCAGAGGCGCACCGATAAAGGTCATCTTCACGATAGAACGTTGCAACAGGATATAGCCGTGTTCACCACCGATGATCCCCTGCACTGCGCCACCCTCGTAGATGTCCTGAAAGTCGCTCATGGTTTGCTGAGAGAAATTGTAATCGAACGGATTTCCATAGGCTGACCAGCGCACACGAAACGGCACTGCCCCATCTGTCGCATCGTAGGTGTTCCCGAATACATGGAAGTCACGGACAACTGCGCTGTGACGGGCTTTAACAATTGGGGTCAGATTGGCGAATTGAACGTCGCTGTCTTTAACAATGTATTGGGGTTCGTCGGAGTAGTTCGTGAAAATTACGAGATTTCCGAACTCGCTCGATTTCCAGCGCTCGCCGTCAGTAGTTGTGTATCCACCGCTACGGGAGATATCGAGCCACTTCGTATCCAGAGGGTTCATCTTGTAGAGGGCTGTGGCCGACCCTGCGTAGACCTTCGCGTTCCCGCTACTGTCCTGCCCCACTGCTGTGCCTATGGGACGACCAGCCGTTGTTGTCGATGCGTAAAGCTTCGATTGCTTCACCGGCTGGTACGCAATGGCTCCCTGAACTGGACCTTGCGCAGCAATCACATTATTAGCGGTCGTCACACCCGGATTATCAAAATCCGGCATATCGGGACGAAAAGGACCAAAGTAGCCGTCAATTACCATGGAGTGTTGCCCTCCACGATAATCGTGTTTCCGCCGCGCTGGACACGCGCATGATCCGCCGCGACTGATTGAAGTGCTTCTTCTAGGCTTGCTTTCTCCTGCGCTTCGGCCTCACCGTTTTTCAGCCAGCGATATGCACGCGCAAGCACCGCATGCAGGTACACGGCGGGAAATCTCGTAAGCAGCCAGTTCGAAGGGTTTGATTGTGTCAGCGCTGGAACAGCGGCGTAATACGTAAGTTCAACAATCGTCGGATAGGCAAGATCACCCACGATGCGCAGCCCATCGCCTTCATACACATATCCGACCTGGCCCACATAAAGGTCCGGGTTTTGATTGCTGACGGGCTTGGCCAGAACGCCATTGACGAGAATGCGGCGGGCCTCAAGGAAATCAGCGGGGAATGCAACAAGGGAACTTGCAGCATTAAGTGCGACAGACTTCTCCATCTTGTAATGCTTGAGACGCGGCTGAAAATCTGCCTCTGCCAGCGCAATCAACGTATCTAGGGGCAAGTCCTCTCGAATAGCGGATAGGGATACAAAAGCTTTCAAGTCATCGTAGGATTGCAAGGCCACAGTTACAGCCTCCAATCATTCACGCGGAACTTCGCATTATCGGGATCATTGAGTTTGCGACGGAGATACTCTCGGTCACGCGCACCTTCATCTTCCCACTGGTTGACCATCCAAATCGGAACGCTTGCGACTTTTACAAAGTCACCATGCTTTTCGTTTCGGGAGAATTGCGCTGCTTCTTCGGCGTTGTGATCGAGAAGAGCCTGAAAGTCTGGCCATTCCTCTTGCACGGACATTTGGCCATTACCCAAGTTCGTAAGCCAGACGCGATAGCCGGGTTCGTTGATAAAGAGGATAGTACGCGCATCGTGAAACATATCCCCTAGTGTCAGGGAATTAATATCCATTGTTCGCCTCGTTATTTTTATTGTTATGGCGATTGGAAAGCGGGGGAGCAAAATCCCCCGCTCTATGTATTAGGCAGTCTTGATACCTGCGATCTTACCGTTCGCGGCTTCGTTACGAGCCTCAAGCGTAAGTTCTGTGATGATCTGAACCTTGCGGCCATCGCCGGACTTCCCGAGGGCTTCCGTCTTGAAGTCGCGATATGTCGCAACCGCCCAGAAGTCTGGATCATAAGCGATGATCGTGTGATTGCTGATTGAGCGATGCGGCTTGATAGCAAACTCACCGAAATCAGTGGTGTAAAAATCGACGTTGCTGTACGCGGCCTTCTCCTTCGCATTGTTCCAGCGAGAAGCGTTACCCGAGAGGATCTGAGACAATTTGGTTTTCATATCCTTTGACACGAGAAGGTCTTTCAGTTCAGCGCCGCTGTCGTACATCTTCGACGCAAGTTCATGAACCATATCAGGTGTTACAACGACGCGATCACCGACAGCAGGAACAGTTGGAGCACCGTAAATGTTGTTCGCAAAGCCCGGAGTAGCGGAACCGCCGTTTTCAACGGCGTTTGTCTTGATGATTGCCGCCATACCAGCAGACTTACGAGTAGCACCGCCAACAGAAGCATTATCGGAAACGATGGACGCCTCGATGTCGGTCTTCATTTCCTTCAACTTGTTTGCGAGTTGGCGAGAGAATTCACCCTTACCAGCGGTGTTTGCCGCATCAACGGAGCCGGATACGAAAACCTCACCACCGAAAATCTGCGTGAAATTACCTGTACGGCTTACAAGGCCATTGTTCGGAACAAGCGCGTCCGCATTCTCTTCACGAGCGTTGTCCTTGTTCGGCGGAGCAAGCGTATCGGTGAGTGTTTCGTGATATGTACCAGCAGATTTTGTCTTGCCAATTGCGGTGTAAACTGGTGTAGCAGACGGAGCAATATTGCTGACGTTCTGTACGAGATCTTCGTTGATATTCTTCAACGCTGTAGTTAGTGTAACGGCCATTATTGGCTTCTCCTTATTTAAAGTATTTGCTGAATAGATCGGCAGCGTCTTCAACGCGACCGCTCTGCTTTAAGCGCTTTGATCCAGCATCAAGATCAGTCTCTGCCTTGGAAGGCTTTGTTCCCGTTTGCGGCATCGTCATTCTTGGCTTTTGTTCAACGTATTTTACGGCCTTCGACGCGTTCGCCTGCATTTGGTCGAAACGCATTGCTTTATAAACAATGTCGATGACCTCAGGATTCGCTATACCTTCGATTTCGGTATCGCTGAAATTGCGTGCGACCAAATAGTTTTCGATTGATCCTAGCAGATGATTCGATGTCTTCGAATCCTTGAACTCAGGATAACGATTTCCCATTTCTTCGAATGCCTTCACCTGTGCGTCAGCCAGTTGGTTCTTAATGAACTCTGCATCTTCACGGCGTTTTTCATTCATCATGTCGTAATGTGCTTTGATCAAAGCGTTCTTACGGTTCCAACTTTCTTTCTGCTTCACGTAGTCTGCTGGATCGCTTTCAGCGAGTTCAGACCAATTCGGTTCAGTAAGTCCTTGGAACTCGATTGCGAGCAGACGACCGTAGTTGTCCAACTTCGCACCCAACTCGGCACGAATAGCATGTGCATCGATCTGACCGGCTTTGTACTTTTCTTTTTCAGCCGATAGTTCCTGCGTTTTCTTCGTGTAGTCGGACTGACGTAGATATCCCTGCTTCAATTCCTTGAGTGAAACGTTGTTACCGTTGACTTCGATAGTCGTCTCATCGCTCAGTTCGTCTTTGGCAGTTTCTTCATCAGTGTTTTCGTCTTCTGACATTTCTTCCTCTGCGTCGTCTTCGACGTGATCAGCGTCGTCGTCTTCGCTTAGGTCGATTTCATCATCTGACGTATCGGAAACATCCGTCTCCGTTTCAGCATCTACGTTTTCGGGTGTAGTCGTTTCACTATCCAAATAACTTTCGATGACGTTTGCCGCTTCCGCGACTGTGTAACCAGTTCCCTCATTGGGATTGTTGGTCAAATCCATTGGTTTCTCCAATTTGTTTTTGTTTTCGTATTTATTGGAGAAACACGAATTGATGCGTCTTATGCGTCGTCTTGTCTGTCAGAGCGTTCCAGTTCGAACTTCGCTTCACCCGCGTACTGCGTGACTTTCTTCTCAAATAGGTCTGCGAAGTATGCGAGGTGATGAAGTTGTTCACGCGCCTCGTTCTCTGCGATGTTCGTTCTCACGAACTGCTTGAACAAGTCCTGTCGGATTGCTTCGAGAGTTTGACGAAACTCCGGGTATTCGGACAAACGCTGCGCACGCTGGCCGCGCTCAATAATTTCTAGGTTCATGTCTTACTCCTGCTGTCCGCGCATCAACTGCTCAAGCATCGCCTGTTCCGGAGAAACCTGTGGTTCCGGCTGCGGCGGCATCTGCATTGCCTGTTGCTGCTGTTGAGCCAATTCCTGTTGACGCTGCGCCTGTTCGGCCATTGCCTTTTGCTGCTCGGCTTGGGCTGCAATTGCCAGATCGACATCGTTGCGCTGCGCTGCCTGCTCCTGCTGGATACGGGCGATATTGACCTGCGCGTTATATTTGGCTTCCAACTCTGCCATCTTGAGCCAGAGGTTCTGCGTCATTTCATCCTGCTTGCGATCCGTATCTACGCGGAACTTGAGCAGGTCGATTTGTGCTTTCTGGTCGTCGGCCTGAGCCTTCAACTGCGCTTTCACCTTTTCGATTTCGATTAGGCCCGCATTCGGGTCGACCGGAGGCGCTGGTGGAGGTGGGGGCGGCAACGTCGATGGATCGGCAAAGAACGCGCCAGCATTCTTGAAGCCTGCGTTTTCGGCGATTTTCGTGAGTGTGTTATAGATGTGTGATGGGTTCACGAACGAGTTCGGCATCTGCATGATCTGCATCTGCTGATTGAGGATCATTTGCAGCGAAGCTGCATTAAATTCCTTGTTCATGACGCCGAACGCGATGGTCGCCGTGATGTCGTAATCCGGGTCCCACTCATCAACGCGAATGGGATGATATTGGTTTGTGAGGCGCTTAATCATCGCCTCCGCATCTTCGGGATGCTGAACAAGCAAGTCGATGATGATGCGGAACAGATATTTGTAGCCCTGATCGGCAAAGGTTCGGCAGATCATTTCCACGATCAACTGAGCCGAGTTAGCACGCTGGCTAACACCCGTTGCTGTCGTGTTCTGCAAGTCGCTGGCATTGACCGCGATCATGCTACCGCCGACACCAGTGTTGTATTCGGAGATTTGCTTGATTTGCTCGATCACTGGAAGCGCGGCAGCACCCGCAAACGGCTGTGCATTGAATGTGATGCCGCCAGACGGATCAATCGAACGTACTGTAGCGCCAGGGTGAATATTAAGGGCATCGTCCATTGCAACGACATCGGGATTTACGACGCGGATCGGATGGATGGCACCATGCAGGCTGTCGAGAACGCCGCGCTGCAACTGGCTCAAAATGCGCTGGTCACCTCCAATACGGTCTGCAATGCCATGTCCGAACAACGTGTTGGGCAGCGGGTACGGACAAAATGCAGCGTATGGGTAGTATTCGGAAGTCTCACTATGATCGAGCATAACCGGAGCGGTATCTAGATCGCCGGCAAGCGTGATGCGGTAGTGACGGCGTTTGTCGCCGGTCAGTTTCATGTAGGTGAAAATCTCGTACACCCACACTTGATCCTCAATGTCGCTTACACCTTGATCGTAATCGGTGTTTCGGGAACGCTCGACTGCAATGCCGCTGTTGTCGTCGCTTGCACTCGGGATTTTCTTGACCTTTGCCTTGTCGAAGCCCTGTTCGATCAGCGATTGACGATCAACAAGACGACGATGTCCTTGGAGTTTCGCGGAGATGCCGCCGGTCTGCTGGTCGAATGCAGCATCCTTGGAGACAATGAAATCTTCGGGACGCAGGTTCTTGATGTTCATCTGACGCTGACGGCGAATGCGACGGATTTTCAGATCACGTCCCATTGGGATGAACTGCTTGGCCTGCTCTAGTGCTTCCGGGGGCAAGCCCTGCTGCTGGATCAACTGTTCAAGTCCGGGAGGCAACGGCAGCGAATAAGTTTCGCCGGTTTCCTCGATGATGATCTTGCCGTCTTTCTCGTCCTGTACGTACTGAATGAGTTGTTCGTCGGTCACGCCTTTAATGAGTTCCGGCAGAAGTTCTTTCACACCAGAAACGTACTCGACCATCACAATGCCAAGACCGGTGATGAAGCCGTTCTTCAACCACGGCTCCAAGAACGCGACGTGTGAGTTTTTCGATGTAGCGATGAAATTGGCTACTGCGGTCTGCTGCTTTGCAAGAGGTTCGTCTTCGGGGCCACTGGGAAGGAACTCAACGACGCGATCCGATGTATCAAAGACTTTTGCCGTGTTCGCTACAGCCCAATCGACATGCTCCATGACTAGGCCGTAAACGTACTTGGATCGACCCGACTTGAGTTCGTTATCACCTTCAAGCGCAGCGCGGTTGTAGAGTTTAAGCGCGACTTCCTGTCGATTGCCGATTGCGGTGGTCGAATATTTGACCGCCTCTTTGACCATCCCGGCTAGTTTGTTTGTGATTGCGGCTTCGTCTGGCTTTGTTGTTTTTACTGCTTTCGCCATTTCACCTTTCGCGACGGTAGGCCGCCGTTCTTTTTCTTATTATTATTCCCTTATTTACGTGGTTCGCCGGATTGGGGCTTATTCTGCCCAGCGAAGACCACCACCCGACAACGGCTTGTTGAATGCCCAACGACCTGAAAAACGCTGCGAGTTTCCAGCAAAAGTCAGACAGAGCGCGTCAGCGATATCAGGGGATCGATGGAGGCGTTTCTTGATTGACTTCTTGTCTTCGACCTTAATCTTCGGAAACTCCTCATACGTAGGAGTGCAGAGTTCGCGGATGAGGTCGGGATTGTTCGGGATGCTCACGATGCGGTCAGTGAACCACTCTCGGCATTCCCACCAAAGTTGGTCGCGGAGTTTCGTATAGAAGTCCTGTTTCCGCGTCGGCTTGTTCGAGACAGCAACATCGAGAACCGGCAAGTCCCACTGCTTGAGGACAGCAGCAACACCACTTCCAAGACCGATAACGTCAACACAAATCTGGTTTGGCTTTTCTGCCTTCGGGAGAGTACTGTGATAGTCGAGAACGGCTGTTGCGAGTTGTGCGGGATCGAGTTGTTTCCATTCTCGAATACCTAGAACCTTGTTATCCTGACGGATCACAAGAACGCTTCTGTCGCCGCCTTTACCAGCAGGATCAAGACCCCAAATGATCGGGCTTCCCTGTGCGGGAATAGCATCGTCATTGTCGATGGCGCGATCTACGTCTTCCTTCGGAATTAGACCTTCTTCATCGCTGAGAGGGAACTCACCTAAAACGAGCGCACGATAGCGTGGCGACGTTTTCGCACCGTACTGACGGCCCATGCGCTCAACACCTTCTGGTGTCTGATTGCGTCCGTCGATCATCGCACCGTGGATTTTCACCCACTCTGTATTGATCGTCTCGTCGTAGAAGGTGCGATAGAAATAACTGTCGATCTTATCCGGGTTGGAGACCAGACACAGTTTCGGGTTTTCGTCAGTCAGAATGTTGACGAGCGATCCAGTGAAAATCTCTTCATCAATACCAGTTGCCTCGTCCACAAGGACGAAGTTGTTGGTCTTGTGAATACCGCGTGTGTTCGCGATGTTATCTTTGTTCGCTAGACGAAACTCAGCAAAGCAATCTGCGGGTTTGTAGAGGCGACTAATGCGTGTCGCCGTCATATCGAACTCGTTGGCAAGAACTGCGTCCATTTTGCCGTAAAGCGAAGTCAGTTCTTTCCAGATACCGCCCTTCAACTGACCTTCAGTTGGTCCGAAGATTGTCACCTGAACATCGTTGTGGGTCAGCAATGCCCACCAGACAATGACGCTCATTGCCAGTGTCTTGCCGAAACCAACGCCACCACGGAATGTGATCTGCTGGTTGTCGCGAAACGCTAGTGCGAATTCTATCTGTTTAGGAGTGAGCGTAATGCCGAAAACGTCATACGCGAATGCTGCAATATCGACGCGCCATTTAGCGCGGAGTGCAAGCAGGTTTGCCTGCTGCTGTGGTGTTAATGCCATTAAATATCTGCCGGTGTGGAGTCCGGCGGTATTTATTTTCGGCACTTCATTTGACGCTTCAAATGAAAAAGCCCCGTTTCCGGGGCTTCAACAACAGGATTAGATTGTTGTACGTCTGCGCTTTCTCGGCGGTGTCACTTGCAAAGCGGCTTTCTCTTCTTCACTTCCATACTGCTCAAGAACTGCATTTCGGAACTGGTCGTTCGTGTCTACGAGTTCGACAGCGATATCGAAAATACGATTGATCTGCTCCGGCCCTTCGGCTCTGAAACTCTTCTGTGGGTTTCCATTCGCGTCATCAAGCACGATAGTCTTACGACCGAGACGCACAGCCCAGACATTAGGTTCTGCTGTTGGGGTGAACCAATCCGTATTTGCCTTCTTGTACTCGGGTTTACCAATGAGCGCGACTTTCTCACGCTGCACTCGAACAGCCTTCTTGAACTTGTCTGCGAAAGTCACAGGTGCTTTCGGCTCTTTCTTCTTCGGCTTCGCAGCCATCGACATCAATTCAGCGAATAAGTCCTGTGCCATTGCTTGCCTCCGCAAATGAGCGCGTTTTCTCGTTCTATCACGTAAATACGAGATGCTAATAGAGGATTAAATCGATGAAAGTGCACATGAACATCGCCAACGGTTACAAGCGTGGCGAGATTAAAAATCTATTCGAGGCAAATCCCGACACACTTACTGATCCCGAAGCCCGCATTGGTGAACTGACCCGCTGGGCTGATACCCGTTATGGGAACTGGTTGCGCACGAATGAAATCGCTGACTTCCAGATTTACGATGTAGCCGAAGACGCATTTCGTATCGAGTTCACGCATGACACTGATGCGCAGGCGTTCGTTGCTAAAGTCGGCGGAACGTTGATTGGAGAATAATGGCAACGAAGAACCCGAAGAAAAAGATTAAGGTCGATGCAAAGACCCATGAGCATCTGAAAACCATCGGCTTTCAAAAGGGCAAGTCTGGCAATCCAGATGGACGACCGAAGACACCGGCTGAACTGAAAGAGAAAGCAGCGTACATGTCACCGGAAATGCTCGACAACATCTATGATCTTGCGATGAACAGCCCGAATGAAATGGTTCGCCTACAGGCCAGCAGCCGTATTCTCTCTTACAATCTCAGCGCAGCCGCTCAGGAGCAGAAGATCAACATGAACGTGAACGTAGGCGTCGGAGAGTTGTTCGCCCGCGCTGCCAGCCGTGAGAAGGTCATCAACGGCACTGTTGAAGAACCTGCGCTGATCGAGGCTCAGAGCGTAAACAGCGAACTTATTGACGCGAAAACAGAGACTTACAGCAAATCATAATCCATTAATTGGCGCTCCGTTACAAGCCTTCATAATTATGAAGCAACTCGGAATGCCGTCATGGATAAACGCGTCAGCCGTATAATCGCTTACAACCGCCAGCGTGGACGCTGCTACTATTGTGGCAATCCCATGTGGGAACGAGCGATAGAGCCAGAGCGGGACGCTACTGAGCGTTTCGCTGAACCACGCATCGATAAATGGTTCGACACACCCCGGAAACTGCTGGAAAGTTTTGCCTGCACGGTAGAGCATATCGTGCCGCAGGAGCACGGCGGAACCGATCTACCAGAGAATATTGTCGCCGCTTGTATGCACTGTAACAGTTCACGGATGAGTATGCCGATTGAAGAGTTTCGGCAGAAGGTGCGGCAGAGTTTCTTCCACATGGAAGCCGGTCATGATCGATCAGTAGTCAATGGCAAATGGGTCGATAGCGTAGCCTTCGACTTTCGCTGGAGGACAACCTTGTTCATTGAAGGCCATCCCATCTGGATCGAAATCTTCTGCCAGAAAGCCCTCCCCTATACTCGGTTCTTCAAAAACCATTGGCACCTCCAGCACAATGACGCCATCATATTTCCTGCATTCGATCCTGATGCCGACCCGACTGTCTGCTATTCCACCCGTATGAAAATCGAAGGCGCTCGGCTCATGTTGGAGAACCTAGAACACGAGCCAATAATCCGTGCCGAATACGCCGGTCGAATTGCAGCCTCCGCTTAAATTCATCGTTTACCACAACAACCAGAGCGCGACCTCCGAACTGTTTTATTGCTGGACACATTTGGATCAGCCCGATACAACCCCCCTGTCTTCGGACGCAAATTTCGAAATACTTTCAAGTTGTTAACGCGAGTTAACAGGCAGATTGCTGGTCAAACGGCATGGTGTCGAACCCGCCCTCAGGGGTGTTACTCGGAAGGAAATAGAAATGACGCAGAAGACGAACAATGCAGTAGTTGTAACCCTTGATCTGGCCGTTAAGGCCAAATCTTTGGAGACAGCGACAAGCAAGTTGCACGGCCACATCGCAGCAACACAGATGACCTCGAAAGAGATCATGATTGCGGTGAGCCTCGTGATGAAGGCGATCAGCGGTTCGAAAGAAGTGTTGAAGGAGTTTAGGGATCTTGCGCACGCCCGTAAGGTTTCGGTCCCGAAGGATTTCGATCCTTCGCAGCCTAAGAACGGCAGCAACAATCCTGCGCTCATTGTGGTGCGGGTGCTTGTTGGGGAGTTCGATGCAAACGGTGTTTGGGTTCCAAGCATCTATGCGGCGAAGAATTTCCCCGGCGTAGTTCGGTGGCTCAACAAAGCCGTTGAAACGTCTGCAGAGGGTCTTGCCTCGGTTCTTGAAAACGCAAAGGCGAAAGTCGGAGCGAAGAAGACCGTGAGCGGGATTGAGGCGGCTAAGCGACTTGACCGTGATGAACACGGCGAGAAGAGAGATGGCAAGACGACAAAGACGTATATCCCGTTCGGGGTTAGTCGTCTGAGACCGATTGCTACCTTTAAGGCTGATCCAAAGTTGTTCCCTGTGAACGATCAAGGTTTCGGTGTTGGTACTATCCGCCTACTCGGTGATGGTACGTACGGTATCTTCTTTGGAAGTGCCGATGGTACTGACGTGGAGACTACATGGGCTCTCGGTTTCGAGGCGCATGAAGAGACACTGGCAAAAATGCCTGCGCCCAAGACTGTAGCGGTTAAGGGCAAGTCTACCAACGGAGCAATTGCTGCGTAATAACAGGTGGGGACTTCGGTTCCCACCTTTTGCATTTTTGGGGTTTGCATGTTCGGTAAACATATCGTTCCGATGAACCATATCATCGAGATTGGCGAAGAACTTGAGAAGTTGAAGGCTGACACGAAATACGTGATCGGCGTCAATGAAATGCGCGATCACCTTGGCGGACATTTCCACGATTACAGCAGGGAAATCGACGGCCTCGAGCAGATCATACCCAAGGATTGCCTGAGTGATTTTGGCCGCAAATACGTGGAGAAAACCGAACACTTTTTGAAGCGCATAACGCAGGCGATCAACCTGAGCCACATCGTTCCAGACGCACGAGGCACAGCGAAACAAAAAGAGCGGCTTGTGGCGCTCCAAGACGAAGCCTCAGACCTTCACGACCAATACACGAGCAATTTCGTTCCTGACGCTTCCGATATGAGCCAGACCGGCCAACCCTACTTGAGTGACGCGCAATACCTGTGGGACTATTCGGGCCTAGAGGAAACTCATTCAAGGCCATACGACCGCGCATACTCGGCTCTTGAGGGCTATCCCGTATACATCGCCCTCCGCAAAGAGGACTTTCAGGCAAACGATGTCATCAATCGGAATGCAGTTCAACAGCATTGGCTAGAGCGTGTGCTGGCGGATAACGCGTCGGAAGACGAGGCTCCAAAGCCGCAGAAATCATTCCTCGCGGATATCATTAACCAGAGACACGCAAGCGGCGACTTCTGAATTTCTCCATAGGCACGAGATTGCATAAGTTCTTGTTTCGTTCTATTTTTGGGAAATGCCTGACCGCTCCCTTGGATACGCTAGTGAACGCCGACTGATGGTAGTGGCCCGCTGCAAACAATGCGGGCGCGAGGCCAAGGCTTTCGCACGTGATTTGGCAAACCACTATGGCAGGCACAAAGATTACCGCACGCTTAGATTTAGGTGCGCACAATGCGATCCCGGTACTTGCATAATATCGTTGGAGCCTGTTGATTTTGAACGAGTGAGCGAACGCATCGTTTGGAAACCTGTTAAAGTCAAAGGCGGATGAAGTGGCACCCATAAAGCAGGAATTGAGAGACGCGTTAAAGCGGACGTTGCAGACATCTCAACGCTCATGGAAGCCTGTCACGCACTATACCTCACTTGAAGGTTTCCGTTCGATCATCGCAAATGACCAACTTTGGGCCTCAAACATTCGTTTCCTGAATGATAAGCGCGAGATGGAGTTCGGCTTGAACGAGGCTGTTAAATTTCTCGAAAACCAAGAAAAGCAGATCGAGAAATTTACGAGCGCACACGGAGTGCTGCGGACGGCGAAAAGAAGCATTCAATCCAAGGGTATCCCTTCGGCGTTTGCGTGTTGCTTCTGCACCAGCAAAGACAGCCTAAGCCAATGGCGCGGCTACACCAACGGTGGGCAAGGCGTGGCAATCACGTTTGAGGTGGGAGACTTAGAACGTCATTTTTCCGATTTCAACGCGGTGATGGCAGAAGTCGCATACGGCGAAGACGCAACCAAAAAGCGTTTGAACGACGAGTTCGAAAAACTTTTTTTGGGTACTGGCGGTGACCTCTTCTCAGATGGATGGCCGTCAGCGGAGAACCTTGAAGCACTCATACTTACGCTATCTCCGCAGTTTAAGCACAAAAGTTTCGAAGACGAACGTGAGTGGCGTTTGATCGTCAATGAGCCGAAGAAACAAACCGACCTAGAGTTTCGTACAAAGGAGCACGTGCTCGTTCCCTATCTGAAATTGGGCGAAAAAGGTGTCCCGCTTCCAATAAAAGAAGTGATCGTGGGGCCGGGAAAGGACATGGATATCACCATGCAGAGCGTTGAATTGTTTTTGAAGTCAAAGATGCACTACGAAGACGTTGACGTTTCCAGATCATCGGTGCCGTTTCGATCTTAAAGGTGGAATGTTTTTGGACCCGTATCAAATGGTTGATGTACAGAAACAATAAACACCGCAGCCTCAGGGGGGTGTATAGGGGGTCATGCGGTCCCTGTGATGCACTTTTGCTATTGCATTGCAGTCGTACAGACGCACAGATGCTCTTTTGCTGCGATACTCAAGCAGTTGCACACGTAGTAGCGCGTTACCGTCCTGCGTGTCCTTGATATGTTCCCGGTCTTTTCCGGATACATCCCAAGTAGTAATAGCATATACTTGTGCGTGCAAAGCCGTAGAGGCTCGTACAGCGAGGTAAGACCTTCCGCAGCGCACAATGCATTTTAACGTGCGAACGCGCTGTGTGAGCGTCTGTGCTTTTAAGCGGTAGCGGTTGCTGCGCTGCGTGCAGTGCCAGGCCAAACGCTTGATATGGAAAAGCCCTAGCCGTTTCCGACTAGGGCTAAGTCCGATTGCGCAAGCGGACTGCTGTTTACTTCTTCTTTGCACGACCCTTCTTGAGCCGTTCGCTGCGTTCCAACGAGTGCAATGCGATGGTGTCTTGCAGTTTCTTGTCCTGTTCGATTGCCATCTTTGCAGCGTTGAGGATTTCAACGACCTTATCGAGATCAACAGCACGGAACAGTTTGCTACCAGCGATTTCGAAAGCGTTGCGACCGATACGCACGATATAACCGGCGCCGTCTTTGCGGAACCACAGGCTGCGCGTACTAATGTCTTTGCCTGCCTTCACCTGACCAGCGTATTCGATCTGCGTTCTGATCTTATCGTAGAAGATTTCCAGCGGATTGCGGCCACCAACATGTCCGGTTGTTGCGCTTGCCTTGAGGAGTTCCAGTGCGTTCGTCATCTTCGATCTGCCTTTGCACCAGCAGCACAATTGCTGCTGTGCTTCTTTCCTGTTGCCAGTATATTCAAAGGGCGAGCAAAGATTTCTCAGTGCGAGCAATCTTTTTGAGCAGCACGAAATTCACGAGTTACTCGTCGATAACTCTCGCGCAGTCAGAAATTAAAAGTCTCTTGACTGCCCCACTTGCAGATTCAACTGTCCTCGCCTCAAAAGAAAGTTTCTTTTTCGAATCGCGATTACTTTCATGTAGAGACCAAGAGAGCAGCAGACGACGATCTACTGGAAATTCAGCAACACGTTTAAACGGAATGATCCGTTCATACTCATCTATATAAGCGCGTCCGTTCGGTGACACCGTGTTGAAACGAGTGACATTTCCTATGAGCGTTTCTTCGGCTTCACTTGGGGCTCGGGTGTTCACCCAAGCGTTCGTTTGCTGGTCAAAAATCACGAGCCCCCCACCTCTTGGACGTTCGACGCTGACACTTGTCACACCTTCTTCTGCGATCACTCGGTGAGCACGCTGGAGGCTTCCTTCTAACTCCTCTGCTAACTCATCAAAAAATACGTCCTCTGGTCCGGTCAGACTCCTGACGTACGCCGTCGCAGGCTGTTCGGCTGTCTTGCCGACTGCTTGATTTAAAGCGTAACTTACAAAATCATAGAATGTTGTGGCGTTAAGGGTTACGCCTTTCTTTTTACGCGTAATAACTGTGGTGAAGTCTGTAATGAAACTGCCCTGCCTTGCGGGCTTCATGAAGACCTTCGCTCCTTTCAGAGCGGTCGCGACATTTGTCACATCTCGATTTGCGTAGGCATGTGTAGCGATTTGCAGTGCTTGCGCGAAGCCATGCAGCGAGAGAGAGCCATCGTAAGCGTCTAACTGGTTCTCATCGGCATCACCTCCTTCGAATTTTAAACGAAGGCCAAAACTTTGTTCGGTCATTGTCCCAATACCCCTATTGCTCATCAGCGTGAGACATTATTAGGAGTAGAATTAAAATCAATTGCACCGGCGCGATCATGAACTACTTTGAATTGAAAACGTGGATAATTGCGTGGTCCGACGCAGCGAATGCGACAAAATACCCAAATTTTTGGATCAACCTACTTTACGATTGGCAGACACTCATTTCTGCAATAGTCGCCGGTGTACCGGCGGCGTTCGGCGCTGTTCTCTTGTACAAACAAATTCGAGCCCAGCGTTCTGAAACAGAGAGAAGTCGGACCAAGGACGAAGTGAGCGCTAGAATAAGGCTCGTTTACGCTCTTTCGTCATTGACCAGTTATTACAAGGCCTGCGTTGGTCCATTGATGGATCGCAGATATCAGGACCGCGAAATCCCAGTGGCGGCGCTAGAAACACTTATGTCATCGGCTCCGGTACTTAATAAGCAAGTTTTCGAGCATATTCAGAAACTCATACTGAATTTGCAGATTTTCTCTGCAATCTACCCTGCCAAAGTTGGCGCAATGCCAATTGACACTCAGGACAGAGCGATAAGGATTATTGCGGAACTCCACAAGGCTACGAACGAATTGTATCCTTATGCCAGATTCGACACCGAAATAATTACCGGCGCTATGGTGACATCTGAGGAACTTACGCTTTCTATGCACGGCTTGATGGCAGTCGCTGAGGATCGGGACGATCCAGAGGCCGATATCAAAACTCTTAAACGTGCCCTAAATTTGAAGCCAAGGCGTCGAACAAGCACAACCGTTCCTCCTGTGGATCCTGAATGACCCCAAATGGTTCGGATTTTTCGGGAAAACTAATCAGAGAGTTGGAACGCAGATATAAAGATTATTTTGCTCAAAAGGGGATGAAACTCGTGCGTGGCTCACGATCATAGGGCGAAGCGGTGCGATTCCGTTGCTAGGTGCAGGCTCCGAGGAAACGCTGCCCATACCCTGTCAACGCGTAAGCGGGAACTTGCGCACGGTCGAGAAACGGATTTATAGCGGTGAGCGTTGGCAATTTTTTATCTACCTCGAACCCATGCCCTATTTGCTGCCGAATATCTTTAATCACGTTTTTGAGGTCGGTTGTGTCGGCTACGACATTTCCCCCGTAGCGGTCAGATCGTAACTTTACCAGTTCTCTACCAGTTTGCAGTTTTGCGGCGCTTTCGAGTAATCCCAGTCGCAGAAGATTGCTAATTGAATAAGAAATATGATCCCCAGAGTAAGCGCCAGAAATCTCTTTGCTAAGGTCTTCCGTTTGATCTTTGAACTCATCTAGAACGCGCAGATTTTTCGCGTGACGGTCTTTGTACTCAGCAGTCTCTCGTGCTTCTGGTGAATGAATGAAGCCTTCCCACACGCTAGAGATATCCATGCGCGCCTTCTCCACTAGACTGCCGTGTAAAAGAATATAGCGAAGGATTCTAGCATCAAGCCCACTGAGACTCCCTAAAAGACGAGAGAAGGACGGGTCAATGAATGCATCCTTATCAGGGTTCATCCCATTTGAAAGCAGTGCGGACCACATGTCGCGCAAGTCAACGTCATCAGTCTTACTCGCGCCGTCGAATATCGTATAAACTTCGCCCATCGGAAGAGATTTAGCGTTTTGAATGCTTACGCCCTGCTTCTCTAGATGGTCTCGGGTTTTCACTAATGCGTCGACTAGATTTCGCGTTCGCCACTGCTTTACGCGGTCACCCACAAGCCCACCGAATACGTCACCGATAAAGCCGGATGTTCCGGTCCAACTTTCATTTAGCGCCCGCTCTGCCACCCTCGCAGCCGCAGCCTCCAATTCACTCTTGAGAAGAACGATTTCACTACCCTTATTACCGTCGTCTTCCATAGTCCCTCCACTCAAATTTTTACAAAACCATATCAAAAGGGCTTCATGCAGATATAGTGATTAATCTGCTCAAAGGGGGGGTATACACTTCAATTTTGACCTACCCGTCGAAGCAGACGAACTACTTGACCGGCCCCCCACTGTGTTCCTCTAGATGTACGTATATCGCGCTCGTTCAATCCACGCGCAATTGCTGCTGGCGTTGTGACGCCGCTGTCCAAGAGCATCTGAATGTGCGTGTGAATGCTTTGTGCGAAGGTGTCCGCTTGCTCTACTCGGACAGCATTCGTACCCCATGACTGTCCACGCGCACGCTTTACAGCAATCGCAGCAGACGTTCGCTGACTGACCATTTCCCGCTCCTTCTCGGCAACTGCTGCCATTATGTGGAACTGAAAGTTATCCGCGTGCGGCATATCACAGGCTTTGATGGGAACGTTCCGCTTCAACAGGCCAGATATGAAATGCACATCGCGAGACAAGCGATCTAACTTGGCAATCACCAGCACTGCATTCTGCTGCTTCGCTTGCTCCAGCGCAATATCTAGTTCGGGACGATCATCGCGCTTACCGGATTCTACTTCCGTAAATTCAGCGATTATCCCGTACCCATTAGTGAAATTCTGAACTGCTGCGCGTTGTGCGTCTATTCCTAAACCGGACTTACCCTGCATCTGTGTAGAAACTCGATAGTAGGCGACGTATTGCATGGTGACCTCTGACAGTGAACGTGCGTTCTTTGTCAGTAGTGCCAAAATAGTTCAATTCAACCGTATTGATCGGTTGCCCTTTGATGCAAAAGGCGCAAAATGTACCACCGGATTATCTCGGAATCGTTGGACAATTGGTTGATGTTCTGTTCCCGCTCTCATTTGGTTCCCTTCGCGGACATCTGTTGTTTCCTCGTTGATCCTCCTGTCAGGGCTTAATGCTGTCTGGCAAAGCCATGTACGGCTTAAACCGGGAAAACAGCGCCTCACTCAAGATACTGTTGAGCAGTTCCTTTTTTAAATTTGTCGCCTTCGTGCTGTTCTGCACCATTTCATTATGCATGGTTTCGGTCAAAATCGGGTTCTTTTTCAGCATATCCTCTGCATTCTTTATGGATATGTCGAGCATATGAATGTATTCTGCCTTATCGACAATCGAGTAAAGCCAGTCATTCAGTTCATCTGGAAAAACGAACCTCGCGTCAAAGATCGTAGATTTTAGTTCCTCTAATTGCTCCGCGCTGACCGGACCTTTGAACTCCGAACTAAATCTCGTTATTCGGTCGAACGCTGCCTTTCTTTTATCATACAGAGCAGCCCTATAGTTGGCTTGCGTCGCTGCATAATTAAGTTGCGCTGTTTCCTTTTCTGCGAGGATTTGCTTTCCATACCGCTCCTCACTTATTCTATTTTCATGTTGCGCCAACAATAATTGTTCTCTCTGTAGATAAAATGCCCCAAAGACACCTATGAATGCCAGTGGCGCAAAAAACCCTGCGGCGAAATCGCCCAGCAAATTTAAGCCAGTTCCTTCGATTAATTCTTTCTTCAATAGTCCCTTGGTGCCCAATGCAACGAGAACCAAACAAACTACGACAATATACCCCCATACGAGTACATTGGTTTTATGTTCAACTGACGCTTTAGTTTTCCGCTTGTTCATTTAATCACTCTAGATATCTTCTGGCAATTTAAGCGAAGGGGTGAATTTCTCGTCTAATGTTTCATACTTCAAATTGCTGTGAAACCAATCCTCTAACCCGTGCATATCTTCAAGTGCGTTATTCCACGCTTCGACCTCTTCTTCATTCCGCTTTCTTTCTGCTCGTTTCAGCCTGATTTCGATGCGCATCATGTCATACGATTTATAATTAAGCGCCGTGATGTATTCGTTCACTTCTTCCGCGAAAACGAACTTCGCATCTTTGGCAGTTTGTCCGATCTTCTGACGGGTTTCTTTTGAAATAGTCCCATCCACTGCTAGAGCGTACGCGCACTCACTAAGCCTCTGGTAGACAGAGAGTCGCCTCTCGTAGATCGCGAGTTTATAGTTGGCTTGTGCTGCCCGATACGAGATGTCGTTCTGCTTATCAATTTGCCTTAACTGAGCGTCGATTACGTCTTGGCTCTTTTTGAATTGCTCCCGCGTTTCATGCAGTTCTTGCCGTTGAGTGACAACAGCGGCAGCAAGCAGAACGAAAGCAGGGAATGCAAAAACACCGGCTAGAAAATTCCCGAGATTATTAAGACCGTTCTCTTCCAAGAAGAATTTGAAGACTCGTGCAGGCCCTACCGTAAGCGCGAGAGCCGCGAAGTACGCTGCGACCACCGCCCACGCGAACCAAAATTTATTCTTCTTTTCTGCCATGCCCCTGCCCTTCACTGACACTTTTACGAGTCACCGATTTGTAGGATTCTCCAAATTGCCAATTGCGTCCGCGCAACTATACGTAGGGCAGTGATTCACGAAAGAGGTTGCAGATGGAAATCACAATTTGGGCTTACCAGATCACTCCGGATTCCGATGAAACTCTGTACTTTGCTTTGTCCGAGGAGGCATGCCGTACTGCTGCACTGGAATAGCGCGAGGAACTAAAGCGGCTTGACCTCGACTATTCGGATTTGGCCGCTATGGCGCTTTACGAATACGTGGTGCGCTCGATGTCCGCTCCTGAAATTGTTGCCGTATTGAACGGTGAAATCTCCCCGATTGACGCCTGCGCAATTTCACGAAAGTTGATTGGGCTAGTTGTCGATTAACCGGCAAGCATCGGGATTATCGGTTTTCCAATAAGCAGAAAGGCGTGCAATGCACGCCTTTGCAGTGTTATTTGAGTTTCACATTGACGTTAACTACCGAGTTGCACGTACCAAAGATATTCGCCTCCCCGATCCTCAATTGTATAAGAAATCGGAACGCTCACACCGCTTGTCGTGAGTACGGTTGCAGAGCATGTTTCGATCTTCCCGCTCTTCGAAATGTGCTTGATATCTTTCACATCCGAAGCACCGAGATTAGCCAGATTGATGGGGATGTCGGGGAATATTTTCTTGATTTGGGAAACAGAAATTGCGGAATTGCAGGTTGGCGTGGTTAGGCCAAGATACGGCATCGTAAAGCCAGTGGCTCCGAACGTGGCGAGTAAGAAGCCCGCGATCCAAACGAACAATGTCGTCTGATTTGTTCCTATTCGCTTGTTTCGTGTGAAGATGTAAAACGGCACCAGCAACGCACCAAAAAAACTTGATATGCCGCTTCGACCACTAGCCTCGACCTTCTTTTGATCGAGTATAATGAATGTTATGTTCGCTATAAAATATCCAATGAGAACTGCCTTATCGGGCAGAGGCCCATAAGATTCGCTAAGGACCTCCTCAAAGCAATATCCTAGTAGAGGAACAACCGCGAGCATCCATATCCAAGTGTTGTTAATAGCAGACGTTGGTACTGGAGGCGGCTCCGCGTGATCGGAGAGTTCTTCCACCTCTCCCATCTTCTTCCAACTGGACCCAAAACCGTTTCGCCAAATCAGCGTGTCATTGTTTACGGTGCCTTCCGTAAAAAGGTTCTTCAGCGCCTCTACGGCAACCGGCCCTTTCTTGGCGCCGTTAATTGTATAATACCATTCACTCATTGCTTGCCCCCAAGCCCTAATCTGCAACTCATCGAGATCAATGTTGAGGTTGTAGTTTGAAAGTCTTACAACTTTCTTTAAGGTGGGATTGTGTGGTGCATGCGTCGGTGGCATTTAGTCAAATAGCAAACAAATCGTATCTGTCGCCAAGATTGCATTTCAAGACTTTCCAAAACCCATGCATGTGACTTACATGAGCACACTAGAGATGTTTTGGGACTTACATGACAACATTTCCGCGCAACATCATCCTCTTGCCAGCCGCTGCGTTGCTAGTTGCACTGCTGCCGCTGCCCTACGGCTACTACACCCTACTTCGCCTTGTCATTACGGCGTTCGCAGCATTCTTTGCTTACGTCGAATATGATAAGCAGAAAGCATTCACCGGCTGGGTCTTCGGCTTCATTGGCGTGGCACTACTGTTTAACCCGCTCATTCCAGTACATCTGAGCCGGTCGTCGTGGTTCTTCCTCGATTTGATTGCCGCTGGGGTATTCGCGGCATATTGGAACTCTTTCCGTAATGCTGGAAAAGCCTAACCTCTATCTAACACGATGTCCGACCTCCAAGTGAAAGCAGGGAAATGAAATGGCTTCTGGAAAATGCGCCCTCACGCTGAAAGAAGGGGCTTTCGTTAAAAGCCACATCATTCCTCAAGCCTTGACGAAGACTACCACCGAAGGAGCCGGATTCGTTCAGGTTGGCGACGACGGAAAGGCAAAGACACGATGGAGCAGTTGGTACGACAGCAAACTTTGCACCGCAGAAGGCGAAAAAATCCTTTCTGACTTAGATGATTGGGCAATCAAGTATCTGCGTTCAAAACGTATGGTCTGGAGTGGATGGGGACCAGTTCAGTCACTCGACGATCAAGTTCTCGCTCGTCCATACGGAGTGAGAAGCGTCGAAGTGGCAGACCCGGATCGGCTTCGTTTATTCATGATCAGTTTGCTTTGGAGGGCAGCAGCAACAGGGCTGCCAGAGTTTACGGACATCAGTGTCGCAAAAAAAGACTTGGAAACAATGCGTGTCGCTCTCATCAACAACGCGCTTCCGCCTATAGGTTTCTACCCTGCCAGTCTAAGCCAGTTACGTACTATCGGCTTCAAGCACAATCAATCTCCGACCTCGGGTATCAAACCCATACTAGATCTGGAGAAAGAAAAATGGAAAGATGTACCAATCTTTCGCTTTTATTTTGACGGGCTCATCATCCATTTCCATAGAACGCCGATGGACACAGATGCGCAAGCCTTGGGGCCGCTTGTCGTTGGCAATGAGAAAAGTCTCACGATATCAACTGTTGACTACGAAGCGTCGATGCAACGGGAAAATCTTTTCAATTTCCTCGCATCGACAGGAATATAGGCGTCACTGCACAGCCAGCCGATAAAGCATCGCATCGACGGGGTCTTCAAAACTCGCCAGCACTACCGGCTCATAACGTGCGACTAATAGTGCCAGGGCGAGGTCTACAATCGGAGCATCCGGCTTTGGCGCTGTGATGTGCGGGATAGTCAGCACATGTGCTTGCGCCTGGGGTATACGGTTAAAGCATCTGTAGAAATCCATCGTAAGGATATCAGCGCGGGCATTCTCCTTGCTTCCAATATTACCTTTGCCGACCTTTCGAGGATCGAGCACCAATCGCAAATTATGTCCGACTTGTGCATCTGAAATATCCACTGTGTTGCCAGCGTTGGCTGCAATCTTCAATCGCTGTTTCGCGATATCCAAGTTGTGATGGTAGCCGGCGACGATGGTATCGTAATCGTAGACAACTATATGTCCGGGTGTGTCCCAATAGCGATCTAGCAGAGCCTCATATTCAGCCCAATCCCGTAGAATTTCGCGTTGCTGTCGGATCGTCTTCATGTGTTTGTTGATTATTTGGCTCATTGAACACCTCGGAATTAATCTTCCGGGTATTTATGGGCCTTGATCATTCCGGCTCGTCTTTGCGGTCATTTCGGCTGTCATTGACGATATCCGCGATCTTCTTGATATCTCCGATACGCGGGTTGTTTGCCCAACGCTGCGCAATCCGTACGAAACCCTCGGCCAGCGACAGCCCGATCATTCCGATTGCGAATGCAAGACCGCCGTTAGCGGATGCATCTGTGATGTTGAACCACTGCGCGAGAAGCGGGGCCAAATACACGGCACAGAGCGCACCACCGAATGAGCCGCTGATTACCTCTGTGGTGAGCTTCTTTCCCTGAATGAACATTCGGACGAACGCACCGGCAAGCCCTGCAAATAGGTGTGCCGGATTGACGCCGATGCTCGTTAGAAATGCTGCGAATGCCTTTAGGAAAGTGATGATTGTTTCGATCATGATGGGTTCTGCCTTGTTCTGGAACCCATCTGGAAACTGCGGATTCATATCCGTATTTACGGCCTTTCGGCCATTTGGACGCTCAAATGGAAATGCCCCGGCGTGAAGACCGAGGCATTCCAAAAGGACTCAAAATGAGCAAACTGCCGTCTGCTATCTATTTATGCAGGCAAAGAAAAAGCCCCCCGGATTTCTCCGAGAGGCTTTATCTTGATAATCATCCACTAAGGGAAAATCCTACTCAGTAGCGAGATCAAACTGATGATCCGAATATCGGTGATACCGAAAGAGTGGATCACTTTGTAAGTCTCGCCCTTGGCATTGCGATATTCCAGAGCAAAGAGTGAGTACACTCGTCTGTCCTTCGTATTGCTGCATGAGAGCCTCCAAGGCTGACCATCTCATGCTCGTTAAGCCGACGCTCGCAAGAGTTTCGCTCCAATGGCCGTTGATGAAACCCTTGCGAGGAAACGTCGTGGCCTTTTTCGGGGGGCAATTCGGCCCGTTGCTTTTTATCTGGGGAGCAAAGGTTAATGCTTCAAGGACCACTTTAAGAAAATTTTCATAAAACCTGCCAAAATATTAATAGATGTCGGCTAACGTGTTTCAAATCAGTTTTCGCAACAACTGTTCGTCCGGATACTGGTCGCCATGATCTTGTTAGCCAGAGGTTTGTTATGAAATGGCTTTATGTGAAAAACCGGGGACACAGGTTGGAAATCCCCACGCGCTGGTGGCTCGGCACATTGGCAATCATAATCGTTGCTTGGCGGGGCGCCGACGCAGTGCCTAGCCTTTCATTGATCCTGCGTCTGGCTGCGGCGGCTCTTCCGAGCAATTAACGTAGACAGCACTGGAAGGCAAAGAAGAATCTGCTTAAAGCGTATTCAAGATGCTAGACAGTTGCAGCACCCCGGAATCCTTCGACTTTTAAGCGAGTTAGCGTGGAAAAATACTTCATCGATAATGTTGAGAACGTATTTTTGGCCGTGTCGGCAACTGCGGCGATAGCGTCAGTCGTCTACTCAATGTTTTCGGCGATCCGTGCTGGAGCAATAAAAAGTGTCAAGTTTGGCGGCATTCAACTTGAAATGAGAGAGTTGACCAAAAATGACGTAGATACCCTGCAACACCCGCCAAGTTCCGATGAAAAGCCATTTGAAGTTAAGGCGCTTGCGAACTACTACAATCAGGCGCTTGCTAGGGCGAACATAAGTTTTTGGTTCAGTCTAGTATTCGCCTCGATAGGCTTTGGTGTGATAATCTTTGCGTTTATATCTCACACTCAAGGCAACATCGCTGACACGCTTATCAAAGTTTTGAGCGGCACTGTAATAGATGGTGTATCCGCTTTGTTTTTCGTCCAATCGACAAACGCTCAAAAATCAATGAGCGAATTCTTCGAAAAACTTCGGCTAGACAGGCTCAATGCCGAGGCGCGTGAAATGATCTCCGAGATCGAAAATGTGGAGCGAAGAGATCAACTTCGGGCGCAACTTGTTATCAAGTACGCTGGGATTGAGCGATTGATTATCGGACAGGGCGCTGTCACCTGATGAAAATCCATCGAGAGCGCCAAAGCCTTGCGATCGCTCTCGTAGGACGGTTGGTTTTGGGGTGTTTACCCTTACAGTATATCGCCGTTCTCATCGACAAACTCTAGCGTTCCGCAGCCCTTCAATTTGAAGCCATTTGCAGAAAGCAATTCGAGCAATTTCACCAACTGCTTTGCCTGCGCTTCGCTGATGTCATTGCGGTTGATGATCTTGTCCTTGTACAGTTCGGAGACGAATTCATGCCATGTCTGTGCGCGATACTTTGAACCGCTTTTTGCGCTCGCGCTGCTGTGCATGACGGCGATATCTGCCTGTGCTCCTCTCACGAAATGGCATAAATCGCCAAGCAGCAATCCAATCCAGTTCTTTGAACCCTTGTTCTTGAAGGTCATAAACGCGCTTGATGCGTTCAGTTTCGGTTTGCGCGTGTATTGGATACGCACGACCGGCTTCGCCTTGAGGTCCGCTATCGGGTCCAGCGCGAGGTAGTCCGGCGCTTGCTCAATTACCTTCTCTACGACTGCGAAAATATCTGAAAATGTGCTTTGTGAAATTGTCATTGTAATAACTCCTGATAGTCTTTTTATTATTTGCAGTGGTCGAATTTCGCTACTGCTGGATCGATATCTAATACCTTTTGCGTCATGTCAGAGCGCACGATCATTCCCGGTCCGGTTTTCACGACGATGTCGGCCGTTATTTCTTCGGCCTCAATTTCCAAAGCGACGTCTTTCAGCGCATTGATCGTCTTCATAATGGCGTTCTCTGCGTCTTTAATGGCTTTGATTAATTCCGAATTGTTGCTCATTTGCTGAGTTCTCCTTTTGTCGTTTCTTTGCAGCCCAATATGCTCTTGCGGAAGCAGCACGCTTAGCGTTGGATTCCGCTGTTTTTGCTTTGCCCTTCAAGCCATCGGAAATGGCCTTGCAGTGGGCTTCTTCGTATTTCTGGCCGGTCTTCGTTTCCGAGATTTTCCGTTTGACGCTCTCTGGACGCGCCTTGCCCTTTTTCTTGTCGGACATTTTCTTGCGTGCCTTCTCATCCCGCTCTTCGTCGGGAAGGTATTTGCAATTGAAGATGGAAACACCACGCGGACAGACCATCGCGGTGTTCGCGTTCATCACACCCGACAACTTGTCCTTTCGGGACTTCCAACTCAAAACAAAGGCGTAGTCAGAGGATTGGCGCTTCTCGATGGTACCCTTCTGAAACGAGCGTGCCATGCTGTTGAGTACGCTACTGTCGAACAGGGACAGGTACTCATCGAACGTCAGTGTGAACGTGACACCGCGATCCGTCTGGTATCGCACGCTGCGCGAGTAGAACTTGAACATCTTCTCAACGAAGTCTTCGACTTGATTTTCAGGAAAGTCCACGAGTTTGGATTGTACTCGTGTGAGCATCAGGAATTCTTTAGTTTTCATTTTTGACCTCTATGTTTGGCGTTACTAGCAGGGAAACTCCAATCTCCATGTTCTGCTGTTTCTATTTATGTAATCTACTATCTTACGCGCTCATAAGTCATTATTTTTACAAATAAAAAGCCTCAGATCATTGGAGTGATCTGAGGCCGAATGTCGCCAGACATAAAGTGCAGACTGAAGAGCCTACGTTCGTATTTAGCGGAATTGGGATTTTCAGCAGCAGTTCGCTTGAAGTAGATTACCTAACTCATATTAGTAAATCGTGTACTAGCAACTTATACGAAGTAGATTACTTAACTTATCTATATTCTATATAGATAAGCCAAGCACTCCACCTCATACAACTTGCTAAACACGCGACTGCACATCGCTTCGCGTTTTTCGTTGGCACTCAAACCCGCTCACTCCTGCTAGCGCGGTCGCTTGCGCTCTTTCCCGTTTGGGAAATCCCAATCGGAGTCATTGGCATAGCCATTGGGTTTGGTCGCTACGCTCCGCGTTCCCAATCGTGGGTTCTTAGGGAAATCGTCGGTTGGCAATTGGGTTATCGAGAAAAATGGGCGCGTCACCTACGCCTCACTTTGAGTGAAGCAGCCGCCGCTAGGACGCACAGCAGCGCGTCAAAGAGCGTCTTCCGCTGCTTCCACACAAACCTGCGCAGCATAACGCGCTGCACACTCCCCGCGCTCTATGAGCCTCTATGAATGCTTTCCGCTAACGCTGTTTGTCTGAACCAGACAGAAGTGCCGGCTTAAATAGGATCGGACGTAACAATTGCGCGTCTACTGCTCAGCCCCAAGGACAATTAAGTCCTTGGGGTATTTTGCCGAGGGCCTTGAATGACTGACGAACAACGCTTGAGCCAAAAATTCTATTGGATGAAACGGACAGCCGCTAAACGGGATGAACAATGGAAAATCACTGCTGTTGATTTCATCAAATGGGGAATGGGCGAAGACATTCTTGCCCCGACTTCGAAGACCGTACGTCGCATCGATCCGAACAAGGCGTGGACGATCCACAATCTCAAAATCGTCGAAGCGAAGCGTGTGTATCGGAGCACGAGCCGAACTAAGGTCACGTACAACCGCCTATCCGTTGATGTGGAAGTCACCCCAACTACAACGCTGACAAAGGCCCAATGGGTTGCCGAGTTAAGAGCAGCGAATGGTGCGTGAGACGCTAAATAGAACTGCGATGCATATGTGGATTGCTGCATCGCAACTCCTCCCGATGAGAGCCTTGCTAGTTATAGCCGACTAGCAGGGTTTCGCATCTCAGGTTGCCCTTTGCGTCCACTGGCAATACGGCTGGATTTTTACGGAGGTGAAGATGACACTCGCAGATGTATTTCATTGGATGGGTCAAATCCAACTCACCACAATACTCGGCATTTTCCTGGGATTGTGGGTAAGCAGATGGACATTGTATCTGCTTGAGAAGCACTTGGGAAAAGCAGCAGATCGCTTCTTCACTCGATTGCTCGACCTGCTGCTTCCCTAGTTAGACTTCTACAATGCGCCGGTTCAAACGCGCTGCAAGCGACCACATGCTCATGGGCTTGTCGGTCTTGAAATGCTCGTCACGTTCGATCTTCAACCCGTATGGGCCTTCAATCGACATCACTTCGCGCAGGCTGACGTAACCGAGCTCCGGCTCACCAAAACCGAGATCGCAAAGCCCGAAGCAGGTATCGCCGTCCTGCTCCATTTCCACTAGTATCCACGTTGCAGCGCCCCACGGCGCGAACCATTTGACGACCGGCACTAGGTCAGTGTCTCGGGCGTTGATGTTGTTGGAAAGCAGTTTCTGACGAAGTTCAGGTGTAAGCAGAATGTTCACGCTGCAACCTCAACGCTTGCCATTCCCTTTACCGTGACGACCGACAAACGTTCGATCATCTTGCGTTCTTCACGCCATTCCGCGACACTGCCGAAAGTCTGATCAAAGTTCACACCGTCGATCTTACCCCAGACCCGAAAACCCAT